TCAATTATAGAATGCCGCCTGCAGGCTGTTATATCCCGCCTTACCATCGGCTGTGAGATTAAGCTTTTTCTGCAGCTTGATTGTCTCCGTTCTGGCAGTCTTGCCATACCTGCCATCAGTGTCCTGATTACCGCCAAGGATCTCGTTACAACGTGTCTGCCACCACTTAACTACCGCTCCTGTGGAGCCAACCTTATAGATCAGCCCGACTCTCTTCGCCTGCAGGCAGATCTGCCGCCGCACATACTGAGTATTGGGACCATCTTTGCCATCTTCGACCAGCTTTCTCCCTTGTTCATCCCGATACCCATCTGCATTTGCAGCTTCCTGGAAGTTCTGGATGTTGATGTTACATACTTCCTCACGCTCCGCCGGTACTGACACCATTTCGAAGTCTGTATAAAAAATATTGATATCACACTTGCCACTGATTCCAGGCACAACTCCAGAGGACGTATACTGCCAGATATCGGCCAGATTCAGTTCAGCTTCGCTCAAAGACACTCCGTACCTAGCATACCACACATACACCTTTCCCAGCGTTGCCACAATCTTGTCCATATCAAAGTAATTTTTAAGGTAATCCCGATTAGTGTAAATCACCGGGACGTGTCCTCTTTCCTTTACTCTCGACAAAAACGCAATGGCCATATTCGTTGCCAGATCTTTTGTGATATTTATCCCCTTAGTTCTGGCATAGCGTACAGTGTCATATTCGCAGTCATATGCGACAGGACATTTTTCCCAGTATTTCTCGACCTGATCACAGCAATAGTCCCCTTCGTTTTTTGCCATGAGCTCAGAAAAAGCGTAGGAAAACCAGTAAATAATAGCTAAAACTCCCAGATTTACGCATGCAAGCGCATTGCTGACATACTTCTCATCAACGTTATTTTTACCATACCCTGCCCGAATGCCGATACGCTTGTATCCTGCATCGCGCACCTTCTTTATGTTGACATTTCCGTTGTGTTTGGAAATGTCCGGTCCTTTATATAATGCCTGTTTCATGTTACTCCTCCTTCTTTCCGTCAAAGTCCAGCAGATTCCTCAACAGTTCATACATGCCGGTGGCAGCCAGTCCCGAGATCATTCCGCCCAATACAACCTCTGCATTGATACCGGCCTGTAGGTGGATAATGATTGCAATGATGGTTCCCATGCTCAGGGATGCAAGCGGAATAAACTTGTTGGGAAACTTGTCAAATGCCTCCTTAAGCACATAACCTGTCAGCAGACAGATTCCCAAAATGATGGGGTCTACGAGTTGCAATAAAAATGATAAATCCATAATGTTATCCTCTCTTTCTTAAAACATCTGGGATGCCCGTACCGCAGCCCAGATAAGTCCTGTAGTTATAGCTCCTATAAGTCCGCTAACAATGGTATTAAAAACTGTTCTCTTTGCATTACTCCACTCTTTCCCAGGAGCACGCTCCATATCATCCACTCGGCTGTCCATCTTTTCAACCTTCTGATCCAAGCTTGATACCGTCTCGTTGGTGTGTTTTACTTCCTCCACCAACTGAATCATTGTGTTTGACATGGTGTGGATTTCTTCCGTCACTCTCTCCAACTTATCAATCCTATGAGTATTGGATTTTGATCTGGATTCTACCTCTGTAAGCCGATGTTCCATTTCGGTTTCGTTCATGTTGCCGCACCTCACTCAAATATAAAAGCCGGTCACCTCCCGGCAGGGAAGTAATCGGCTCTTGGCTCAATGGTTGCTATGTAATTACGCGGGTCCGTCTCTTGCTCTCATTGGCAGCCTCCTACTCTGCTGTTAATTCTGTCAGCTGCGTCTCCAGTGCGTTGATCTGATCCCGGAGATTCTGTCGCTCAGCATGGACTGTTTCCATGTCGTATTCCGCCTGCTCTCCCAGCAGAGAATACTCGTAGGTCTTGATTACTTTATAGTCGCTTGCAGCAATCTGTACCTTCAAGTCATTGATCTGTGCTGTTACCTGTCGGATTTGTTCCTGTTTGGCCATTTCTGCCAGTTCTTCCTCTGTGGGCTCCGGTTGCACCGGTGCAACCGGCTCAACATAGACAGATCCGTCATCGGACAGCTCATACCAGCCGTCACCTTCTCGGAACAAAGTATTGTATGCCTCATACTCACCATTATCGAGCGGATATTTGCAATCTTCGTCCAGATAGAGACTGAAGCCGTCAGTATTTACAACGAGATTGTCTCCGGTGATTCTGATCACATGAGGACTCTCTTCAGATACTATGACCTTCTGTACGGTCTCTTTATTTTTAAATTTAATGTAACCCATGTGGGCTCCTTTCTGGCGCTCTTGTGGCTGCGCCCGCCATCTGATTTACTTCGTTAAATGGCAAGTTAGGCAATATTTATATAAGTGATATTACATCGGAAATAAACACAGATTATGTTGATGGCAGTGTTTATGTTTATTCAACAAACCGAACAATACGTGTCATTGCAAAGTTAACGGCAAAAGAAGATATTCCAGCTTGGACACATATAATTAATAACTTAGGATGGAGTGGTATTAATATATACTTCCATGATGTAAATAATCAAATTGGTATTAACTGGAACGGAAATTATATGCAAAACACTATTGTCGTAAGTAAAAATAATACTTTTAATATAGATATTGAAGGTATTGTTTGAATAATTATTGGCACATGTAGACACATGATAGCCTCAACGTATGCCCTTTTGATACTGGCTTACGGTTTACGATTGCTGATCCATTGATATAAAAATCATTATAAGTATTGTCCTCCGCAACAAAGGCACCAGGATAAGGATTACCTGTATACGTTTGTGGTAGATTACTAACTATAGCGGAGTATGCACCTATATCATTTGTGACAGTTAATGTACCGCATCCAACACATATATATCCGATTCTGGTATATGTAAATATGCCAGTGATATTATCATGGACAATGGCTTCAGTTTCGGTGCTTAACTTGCCATTTAACTCAGTATATGCATCTGCTACCGCCTTGGCATCCGGCACATATCCGGTAGCCTTGGTAGCTAACAGATCCTCCTTTGTGGTGATCATCTGTGCAAATGCCGGTGCGGTCAAGTCCGCAAAAAACTTTTTAATCTTGCCAAAGACCGTCTTTACGCTCTCGCCCGTATTAATGTTCTCGCGGTTCTCTGCCTCGGTAAAAGTGATCTCGGAATCTCCGATGTCACCGCTGAACCCTTTGGCCAGATAGATCCAGTTTACCTTATCATCCCTGGGAGCTCCGTCCGGAGCATCTTTAATAGCCAGATATGTACTGCCGTTATGTTCAACCGCGTCCAGTCGCTCATATGTGGTATTGGAGTCGTAATCTCCTTTGTAAGATATTCCGATTTTTCCGAGAGCATTGTAACCTTCCGGTGCTGCCATGTCATTGTCCTCCTTATGCTACCTTCCAATATAAAACATTATCAACTACTACAAAATCCACTCCTGCGCCATCCTTCATATAAAGGTTCATCGTGGTTTCATCCAGATAGAACTTAGGTTCAGTGATTTTTGCATACGATTCTGCTCGATCCGCATCTATCTTGGCCTGTGCTGCAGATGATGCCGCCGCAGATGCCTGCTGTGTTGCCGTTTCTGCTTGTACGGTAATATCCGCCAGGTAATCCGGCTGCAGCTTATCCGCCGTAATACTCCCTTTCTTTATATCAGCTTTTACCTTGCCATCTTTCCCGATGGTCCAATAAATAGTATCCGAGTCTAAAAATTCAAACTGCGTGATGAGTGCAGACATATCTATGTACTGTTCTGTTCCATCTTTTAAGTAGATAATAAGCTGCTCGGTAACCGGATCATAGCCGAAGTTGATGGCAATCTGTGCCATCAGGGTATGTAATACCTTGGTTGCTCCAGAATAATAAGTAACCGTAATATCGCCATTATCCTGATTAATGGTAATTCCCGTGATCATCCCATTAGCCTCTGTAGTTGACAGCTTAGTCAGATCCAGTGTAATCACACGCTCGTCAATAATGCGAGTCGCATTACTTAGCTTGTCCATGTTGGTCTTATTTAATGCTGTTTTGATAGATGGTTTATTCTCCCAGTAATCCTCTTCCCAGTCATACGCTCTCTGCATCCTGCTTCACCTCCTGTTTTGCAACCTCGGCAGCATCCCTGGCCGCAATCTCTGCCATCAATGCATCCCTGGCTTTCTGTTCCTGTCGTGCCAAATTCTCCTGCAATGCCATGCGCTTAACTTCCTCCGGCAACGGAGATGCTTCTACAAAATTTGCGATTGCCTGACTAAATTCCTTGATTTCTAAATTGCTCATATCTCTTAATCCTCCGGTCCCAAATAAGTTATAACAGTCCCACTAATGGTTTTTGTTCTCCACGCAACTACTGTACCTTTATAATTCATGTACCCGCTGACACCCATTGCTCTTACGCTGACCAGATCAACGCTTGATAGCTTATTTACGATAGTCGCAGCGCTGATTCTGTCCGCTTTAATCACCCCAGAGGATGTCCAGTTGGATACCTCCATGTAGTCTGCCTTTACAGTGCTGGCGCTGATATAGTTGGCTTCCACGTTGCTCAGACGGGCTGATACGGCTGACAGATCAGATGTAGTCACATGATCCGCCTCCAGTAATCCTACGCGGCCACTGACGGCATTGAGAGAGTCGATGGTTGCCTTGGTGGCAATCAGGTTGTTTAGTTCCAGTTTGGTAGTATTCAAGGTTTCGATGGTCGCGTACTTGATCACCATCTCATCTGCATTTACAAGCCCGACCAGATCTATCCTCTCAGCCTTGATCAGTGCCTTATCCGGTGTCAGATTTATTTCTGCAATAAGATTATCTTTCGATACCTTTAATTCAACCTCTCCTGCTACCACTTTTATCTCTGTAGATAAGTCATTTTCGATATCTTTCATTTCCAGCCGGGTCTCTTCCACTGTCCGGGTAAGGACATTCGACTTACCCTTCAATTGGATGATGGACTTCATAATGCCATTGACCTGTCCGGTCCTGTATTCCTCGCCCTCCGCCGTATAGCTGTCACGAAGTGCCTGTATGCCTTTTAATGTGCGCTGCAGGATATAGGTATAAATGGTCTCCCGAGTCGTGTGCAACAAGATGCCATCCCCTACCTCCAGGCAGGGATTGCCGCGGGCTTCCACCTGTGCCGGACGGTACCATACGACACCGATTACACTCAGCACATTATCGGCTATAGTTTGCAGTTCTGCCGCAGACTTTCCATACACCAAAAAGTTGTCCTCTATGATGTAACAGTTATTGCCAGTACCGGAGATAGCACCGATGTCGTTCTCTTCCTGCCGAATCTGTAACTTATCAATGTGCTGAACTATGAAATCCTCATACTGGCAGGAGATATAATTGCTCCTGGATACCTCCGCTGTTCCCATCGGATCTGCAGGGTAAAGGTCATCTGCAGGATACAGATCATCCGCGGGGTACAGACCCTCGATCATCTGTTCCAGCACCACATACTGCAGTTTTCCATTTCTACCGATGTGCCCAAAACATCCGTTAATCTCGCAGATGGATTCAATAACCGTTTTCCCCGGGAGCTCTCCCGGATCGATAGTTTTTTCTACCACCATATCATCGTTGACCAGTGTGATTTCTTCTTGTTCCACACCGACATAAGCACAAAAGCTATCTCTGAACTGTCTAAGTTCCACATTTCCATCCGGATCAATCTGGCCGGCGCTGATAAATTCCAGTTCCCCGGTCACGTTATTGATCACATCCACAGGAATGGATTTTCCGCTGGGCTGATGTTCAGCAGGAAGCCCATGAACAAGTGCAGCAGAAGAAAGAAAAATAGATGAAGAAAGCCG